CTACTTTAGACGCACTGAACCCAAACCGCCGGGCACTGTGGGTGCTTGACGGTGATGGGTGTTCAAAGGCGGAGACCAGTAAGAGATCAGATCCCGCTCCTCAGAAGCCCGGTGAGTAGCGTTTGGTTGCACATGTGCAAGAACGTGAGTAGCACCGGCACGAACTGCGTCGGCCCAGCGGTCATGATACGGAACGCGAGATGACAGGTCGTCAGCAACACCGATGTAAACCGGTACCCATCCTGCCTGAGTAGGCTTCGCAAACATGTAGTTCCCGCCCTCTTTCTTGATGCTACTCGGCACTGCCGGGGAGTCCAAGAACCAGTAGCGATAGGTGCCCTGATGACCGGGCCAGTCAATATAGTCAGCCATTTTTAGCCTTTACGTTTGTGATGACGAAGGCTGAAATCAGCTTGACAGAAGAGCCCGAATAGGGGTTTAAAAGATCTGCTAGCAAACACTTCATGCCTCTCCATCGAGGTTTGATTTTAGGCCGGGTGAGTGGGGGAACACTTATCCGGCCTTTCCATTTGCGGAATCAATTACTGAAACCGCAACGTGATTCCACCAGAGTTCTGCGCAATTTTCAATAGGCGGCCGTTCTTGCTGCGTTCTGGTGCCAAGGCAACCCCGAGATTTATAGCGTTACGCGCTCGTGGCGTCCCATGCCGAAGTACGGCAAACAAGCGAAATCATGATTTTGCGGAAGCGTGAGGCATCGCAGCGGTCCTTCAGTTAGTTATACTTTTGTTTTGTGATGTCTCACGGATTTGCACACCATGGGCGGGTACCAACACAAGTACAAATGGCACCGAACGAAGATCGACGCGAACGACGTGCCGACCAACAACGACTGGTCCGGGTATGACGGGGAGATTGTGATCGGGAGAATCCAGAAGCAGCCGCACGGTCCTATGAAGGATCGGTGGCTCTGGAGTGGCCATGGCCCTCGGGTGCGCGAGCGCAACCTACCGCATCAAGGCTATGAAGCCGAAGGCCGGGAGGCCATGCGGAGGGTCGAGGAGTATTATGAGCGGCTAATGGCAGCCAATGGCTTAAGCCCCGGCGTCAAGTGACCGTTGCCCGCGCTTGGTCTTAGTCCGCTTCTCTCCGCGCACCTGGATGTATTCCTCTCTGACCATCAGCATCTCGGCAGCCATAGCCGCAGCCACGAACGCCGCCCTCGCCTGTTCCGGATCTCTGAGGCCTTCCATCGCTTCCAGGCACATGGTTTGAGCAACAACCCATTCCTTGCCGCGTTGATCCTCTGGCCAGCGGTAGAGCAGGCTATAGGCCAGATCGGCAAGCGTTGAGTGCCGGCGCATATTTACGCCTTTACGCTTCTCGACGCAGACGATGCAGTCTCTGATGCTGATGTGCTCGCCAATGTATTCAGCCATAACTCACCTCTGGCCGAATCAGGCGAGGATTCAAACCGGAGAGTCAATATGCGTTTGTGAGAATTTTCTAATCAGCGAAAAATACGACATTTTACGAATATATTTTCGGCGCATGCGAGGCCATCGTGGCTGGGCGTCGATCAAAGCTTAATGACCACGACGTGGGGTCGAGAGATCCGGGCCAAGGGCTGCGTGGAAACGGCCCTTGGCCAAAATGCATTCCGTCCGATCAGCGGCCGAACACAGCCATAATGATCCTGCGGATGACGTCTGCAAAGGTGACTCCAAGCACCATACCGCCAACGCCGATGACGCCGAGCGCGCCAATGCCCATCAGCTTCCACCGCTTGACGTCGTCGGTTACCGGCCTCATTTCCGTAACGTCTTCTTGAACGGCGGAAGTCGTGAGCTCTACTTTGCTGACCCGATCAACGATCTCGTCCATTCGCCGGTGCATCGAAGCACGGCTCGCGTCAGATTTCTCCTCCGATCTCCTAACGCCCTCAAGGATCATATCGACTTTCGCCGTCAGCATGCCGATCTCGCGATGCATCGCCCCGTCTTCCGTTGGTGCCAAGTCCCCGCCCCTTAAATGCGCATTGAATGCACTGTTTCGAGAATTACTTGCTTCGCCACTTGGCGAGGATTTGCTCGCCTGCTTTCCCTATGAAGAGAGAGCCAACGATAGCCCCCATCCAATCGGACAAGGGAGGCGGCAGAGCGGCAATCGTCCATACCTGCGGGTAGGCGCAGCCTCGGCACCAAAGCACGCTGTAGACGCACACTGCGCCGAACCAGAAGCCCGCCGGGGCAAGGAAGAGGATCGGGAACCACCAACCGCGACCGGTGAGCACCTGGGCCTGTGCGTTGACATAGGTCTGCACCGCCTCGGTCTTGATCCTCTCGCGCTCGGTGGTGGCATCAACACGCTTGTCGATGGTGTCCAGAATGCGCCCGAGTGGCCCTTTGAAGAAGCCGAGGATGAGCGGCCAGATCACGTTGCCCAGCCTCTGCGTTTTGCCAACGCGTATAGCCCCTCGACACCGGCTGCGATTGCCGCACCAATGACGGCGGCAATATCCGGGTCTTGCGCAACCATGTCCGCAATATCTTGCGGCAGGATGCTCTTGAGCACGAGATACCCAGCGATATAGCGAAGGGCGATTCTTCCATAGGCCATGTTCATGCTTCTTTCCTCGTGAAGATGGCAGCGATTGCCTTGGTGAGAACTGCGAGCCAGTTGCCTGAAGGTGCAGGCGTTACCGGGACGTGATCGAGCGGCGCCTGTGGCTCGTCGATCGTGGCGATGGGTTTCGGGACTGGCGCGGGCTCAGGAGCGGATGCAACCGTCGTCGAGAGGAACTGTGCGCGCTCCTCCTTGCGACGGATCGTAAGGCCGTCGATAGCAACCTTCTTCCCGTCGATCGTGCCCTTGTTCCATACGAGAAACTGATCGGCCGCTCCGGCGTAGTCTTTCGCGTTCAGCTTCCTCAACAGCGTGGAGCTGCGGAACGAACCCGGCCCGATGTTAAAGTGCAGAGAAGCCAGAGCATCGAACTGGTTCTGATTGATCGGCACCTTCACGGCGGCGGTCAGGTCGTTCTCGACGTCAGCTAGGTCACGAGCAAGGATCTCGTCGGACTGCTGGGCGGTGATCTTCATGCCGGCCGTCACGGTAGGCGGTCCGGCGGCGGTCGTGTGCCCTACGCCGATCGTAAGAACGTTGACAGAATCTCGGTAGGCGGTCAGCCGTTCACCTTCGCGCCGCTTGATCGCGGCTCGTCCTGCTACGCTTGTGCGCATGGAAAGCTCCAGATTGTGAGTAAAGAAAAGCCCGCTGAAGCGAGCCACAGAGACCTGCGACCTGTGGACTTGTCGCTATTATGGTTTGGATACTCCGGCCCAAGTCGAGGGCTCGACTAGCGTCGGCTTCCGAAAAATGTCAGGGAACTTCATATGTAGCCTTCGAGAAGGTCAGAGTATGGACGGACAAACAACAAGCAGCGCCCAACGGGCTAGCGGGGCCACAAAGCATCGGGCCTCGGAGTATCAGGCATACATCGACGGGCTTCGTGCCGTTGCGGTTTCCTCAGTTGTTTTGTTCCATGCATTTCCCGGCAAACTGCCTGGGGGATTCGTTGGGGTCGATGTCTTCTTTGTGATATCCGGCTATCTCATCACCGGCATCATCATCTCCGCCTTACAGACAAAAGATTTCAGCCTTACCAGCTTCTACGCTCGCCGCGTGAAACGCATTTTCCCCGCTCTCTTTCTGGTACTGTTCTCGAGTGCGGTACTTGGTTGGTTCATTCTCTTCCCTGACGAGTATAGCGCTCTCGGGCGGTACATCTTCTCAGGGGGGGCGTTCATCTCGAATTTGGCGCTCTGGCGAGACGCTGGCTATTTCGATACGGCATCGTCCTTCAAACCCCTTCTGCACCTATGGTCGCTAGGGATCGAGGAGCAGTTTTATATCTTCTGGCCTCTCGTCCTCATGGCCAGCTGGAAACTGGGTAAGCGGTCTTTGATACTTACCACTGCCATTTTGCTCGGATCGCTCGCCTGGTGTGTTTACCTTACGCCGATCGACAAGACCGCTGCGTTCTATTCGCCGATTAGCAGAGTTTGGGAGCTGATTGTCGGCGCGTTGCTCGCCCAGTGCCTGCCGATTTATAGATCTCGTCAGATCACAGCCCTGAAGCGGCAAATCACGATCAACATCGCAGCGACCGTGGGCTCTCTTCTGCTTGTGGTTGCGGTTTTTCGTTTTGACGGAAACATGGACTTCCCTGGCGCCATTGCCCTTCTCCCAACGGCAGGAACTGCGCTTATAATCGCTTCCGGTCCAACTTCTTGGGTCGCCCGCTATGTGCTTTCAATTCGCTTTGTGGTTGCGGTCGGACTGATCAGCTACCCGCTGTATTTGTGGCACTGGCCGATCATCGTTTTCTCAAAAATCGTATTGGCAAATGACCTTTCTCGACTGCACATTGTACTCGCGATTGTTGCCAGTTTCGCCATGGCCATACTGACATACCTCCTTATAGAGAAGCCGATCCGTTTCGGCCGTGTCAGGAGCGAAGCGTCAAAGGTGGTAACTCTGTCGACTGCAGTCGCTTTTCTTTCGATCTTGGGACTTGCAATTCATCACATGGGCGGGTTCCCAGCACGCGTAGGCTCCATGTCAGAGATGCAGGCCCAAAGTGTTCGTACGCCTGCGATAGACAAGGAATGCGAACAGCTTGTTGGCGCTAAGCCAGGCGACTACGCCTACTGCCGATTTGCTAATGCTGGAGGTAATGAGACCGTTGCCATCATGGGTGATTCACACGCCCATACACTCTTCCCCGGTATTTCGGCACTAGCTTCCAGAGCAGGCAAGAACACGCTTCTGCTCGCGAATAGCGCATGCCCGTCTCTGGTTGATGTGAAATCCGGCATCAACGCTGCGAATGTCGAGCTTTGCGGGAAGCGTTCGGCCAATGTCATCAATTACCTCACATCCCGCCCTGATATAAAGACCGTGATCATTTCCACTCGAGGCACCCTGTATATGACCGGGCATGGATTCGGCCGATTTCAAACTCAGCTCCACCTTCCAGCTCTTCCATCTAGCGGCAATGAAGGGGTAGAAGACCCAGCAAATGTCTTCATTGACGGTTTGCAAAAGACGATCGCCTCCCTTCGGCAGCATGGGAAGTCAGTCTCTTACTTCCTAGAGAATCCAGAGATGGACGTTAACCCTCAAGACTGCGTCGGGAATGTGCTTTATCTACGCAGGAACAAGAGCGCCGCTTGTGACGCACCGTTGAGCGCGGTGTTGGAGCGGCAGGCTGCCTATCGCAAGCGCGTGTCTGCGATAGCCGAAGCAAAGATCATCGATCCATTGCCGATCCTATGCAAGAACGACATCTGCAGTGTGCTCCAATCTGGTAAGCTGCTATATGCAGACTCCGACCACTTGAGCGTCGACGGCAGCTACTACGTCGCAGAGCGCCTATTTACAGACATCGTATCACATTAGGAATTTGGTCATTTCCAAGAGCTCAAGGAGATAGAAATGGACATCAGACCGCCGAACGTCGACGTTAAGGACATCGCTCGCGATGAAGACTGCGCCGAAGCTATCGTTCCAGCGCTGCTGGCGGTTCTAGAGGCCGCAACGGCTGCAGGTTGGGAACGCGACGAGACCTTGGCGTCGGTTATTGAGCAGTCCGCATTGCTGCTGGAAACAGGCCCATACGCCGAGGCCGTGGCAGATCTCGACATGCCTCGACCGCCGAACCAAAAGCAGTAAGTTACCTTCTAGTTACCCGAACGACAAAAGCGGAAAGCGCCGCTATACTGTCGCCAGCCAGCGTCACGAGCCGATGGCTTATTGCTATGGCCGTGGCGTTTGCCACAGGAACGCCTAGCGCCGTCAACCCCGCGATCGTGACCGCCTCCCGCGCCCCTAGCCCGCCAGGGGCGCCGGGGACGATGAAGCCGAACAACCAAGCCGTAGAAGCAACAGCAATGATCTGCACCACGGTTGCGTCACCAGCCCCTATCCATAGAGCGACAGCTACCGCCATCAGGCTATTGCCGAGCACGAACAGCAGATAGAGCGACAGTGCGAGCGCTGAAGACCGCACCACCTCACCACGGAACAACCGTCGTGGGGCGACCTTGACCGCCACGAGCGAGGCTAACCCCATCGCCAAAATGAAAGCTACTGCGTAAATAGGCCGGTAGAAACCGTATCTTTGTGCGGCAGATGTCAGGATATCCAGCGACGAGACACCAGCCACCAGAACAGCGGCGATGCAAACCAGCGCCAGTTCGCCGAATTGGGCCACCGAAAGCGCGCCATGACTAACGCCTTCCTTCTTGGCCATGCTGTATCGCCCGACCATATGGAACACGTTGCCGGGAAGGTATTTGTAGATCTGCGTTCTGTTAAATATTGCCAACGCGCCCGAAAGACCGAGTTCGCCACGATCGAACCCCGATAGCAGCGAATACCACGCAGACCCGAGAAGCTGGTTCACGCCAGCATAGCCAGCCGCCAGGACAACAAGCAGAGCGATGAAACTGCCAGAGAACATGGCCTCCGGAAGGGTGGAGTACGAACGCCAGATCGAACGGACGACGAATGCAACCGACGCGATGGCAACTGCAGCCCCCGCCGCTTTAAATACCCGACGCATCGTCTACTTTGAAATGACGCACAACTGATTGGCGCCGAAAAGAAACCGCTCGTAAACGGCCACTTTCAGCCCGACACTCTCGGCCAGCGCAACGAGGCTTGAGCGGTCGAACATCTCTTCATGCTCGTCAGCCGCATCAGCACTGAATATCCCGATTTTGGCGCCGATATCGTGAACTGTGCGAAACGCCTTGTGAGGCGTGGTGACAACGATCTTCCCGCCCTGCACGAGAGCGGACGCCCACCGCGCAAGCTCTTCTTTTGGATTTGGAAGGTGCTCAATAAGGGCCAATGCAACGATAGTATCGAAGCTCTCGCCATCGGGAAATTCCTTCATGAAACGGTGCTTCGGATGAGACTGGCGCGCCGACTCGATGCTGCCTTCGTCCCTGTCAAACCCGACATATTTCTCTGGGGCGACGAACGACGCGAGGACACCACTGCCGCAGCCGATATCCAGCACCTTGCCATTCAACCACTTTTGCGCTGCTTGCGTGCGAGCTTTCCGTAAGAGAGGCGAAAATAGCCCCTGCGATCCCTGATCTGCCAATGCAACCCCCTAGCTATAGTGAGCCGCTTATAGATTGCCGTCCCGCTCAGGGCAATTGCTTATGGCGCAATCGTAACGTTACCCGCCACTATCGTTCCTGTGTAGGAACTCCATGCGGTCGTCGCCGTAGCGACATTCACCGGAGAATTGATCCTACATTTCGAACCGGAAACGCCAAAGTTGAATGCCGGTATGCTACCCCACTGGCAAATTCGGGCCTTGTCAATATTGATATAGGATCCCGAATTGGTTGCAGTTATGTGTCCTCCTGGACGAACAAACCCTGGCCCAGATCCCTCAAACTTCTCCACGCTAATATCACACCGCCCTCGCAACCTGACGCCATAGTCTGATGCCGGATCAACGACAACCGTGGTATTTCCAGTCCGCTGGACGATCAATTGCCCAATTGAACCAGTCAGCATCGCCCCGGAAATATAAGGTGACACCATCAGGCCGTGGAGGCAGCTATCAGAGTAAATGGCGTCGATGTCGAAGAAGTAGGCAGGCTGGCCTGGGAAGTCTGTCGAGCGAGACGGGATGAAATTAACGCCGACGTTCGTAAAGATCGAAAACAGCCCGCCCTTGACGCGAAGCCCGTCTATGCGGCCGAACTCATACGCAACGTAGTTGTTGAGAGCGTAGGTGTTCACATCGGCTTGGCAGCTCCAGTACGGGAACGCCTGCACATTATCGAGCAGAATGATGTGGTGGATGTTGTCAAGGGAAAGACCGATCTTAAACGCCTGCCAAGCACAATCGCGGATATAACCACCCTCGCCGCCCTTCTGAAACTCTATTCCGTGCGAGTATCCAAGCGCGTAAACGCCTTCCATTCTTGCATTCTCAGCCCTGACATCGCGCGAATTATCCTCGAACCGTCCGGCTCTCACCGCCCAAGGCGTATCGATAGGCGTCCACCCTGTTGCCGGCGTCGGCTGTCCGTCGTGGAAGAGCATTAGGTTTTTTAGCAGGCTTCCACGGTTTAGGCGAACCTGCTCATTCGTTGGCCTTCCTGAAACCATGTTTCCAGTGGCGCGAGTACACCATACTGTTCCCTGTATACCGTCTGGCTTATATGTTCCATTCAGAAAGGTTTGCAGCGTTGGTCGCGAGCCTTCAACCGTCTTGCCGATGGGGATCTCAAGATTATCCAGCAATGCTAATCCTGAGGGACAAATTACTCTATCAATGTCAGGGTCGGCCAAAATGGCGGAGAGAATTGGGCCGTTGTCGGTTCCTATACCTGTGGATGAGTCGTAATCTGCGACGTAGCCATAATCTGAAGCGTTGACAGTGCCCATCAGATACGCCCCCTCGTGTCTACCCAACCGGCGCAGGACACGTCACTGCTGTTTATCGTGCCAGCAATGACAGATCTGTTCATCCACAGCTGCCCGGATGTGTTGGTAAAGAACATCGGAGGAGGATTGGAGATATAGCGATTTGAAGGGCTGGTGGTCGAGCCGCAGAATATGACGCCAACGTTTGAGGCGCCGTCTGCAGCTGAACCGAGACTCCCCTGATATGCGGAGTTAGCCGCCGGGATGACAGCCCAGTTGATGAGAGGCGCACAAACAATCCCTAGCGGCGTACCCGTCGAAACAAGCTGATCAGCGATGGTCGTCACAGAGGATGCAATCACGATTGCTGTCTTGCGTCGGAATACGTCACCAACCTGCGACAACTGGACAAGCACACCACTTTCACGAGACCATGATGCCACTCGCCGATAGTGCGTATAGCCTGCCGGATAGTTTGAGTCCGCAGTAGGATCGAGGTTCTTGGAGAAGCCTCGCGATACCGTCGTGCCGTTTGATATGACAAAGCAGTGCCACCAACCATCAGAGATGGCTGCGCTGCTGAACCGTCCACCGTTGCCCGTGCCGTAGACCACATCAAGCTGAGCCGTGCCAGCAGCGTGATCCATAAGGATCGGCGTCGTTTCGTCGCTGGCAACAACGCCGGCCGGGAAGTCGATGTCGTTGGTGGCGTCGGTTGCATTGTTCGCCAGATTGAAGCCTGGCGAGATATACCCGCGAAGCCACTTTCCGGCTGGGTTGGTGATGGCGAAGTTGGCGTAGTTGACGGGACCGGTCATGGTCCCGGGCTCGTAGCTGATCGCACCTGTCGCAATATCGATCGTCTCAAGAAGCCGATCGTTCGTGCCGTCGAATAGGTACTTCTTGAGCTTCCCTGCCGTTGCGGTGGAAATCCAGATCGTGCCCGCCACCGCATAGTCAGGGCGAGCAGATCCAGAGTGAGCGGACAACAGCGCGTCAAGGCTTTCATCGATGCGCTGTGCGAAGACGTCCGGAGAAACCGGACCAGAGAGCGGAACGCTCCACGTTGGTGCTTGTGTCATTGAATCGTCCCGTATCCCTTTGCGACATAATCGAAGGTTCTGGTGATGTCCGCGTTGGCGGAGTTCTTGAATGCTATGTGGAAGCCCGCCTCATCCTTGGACGTGATCAGGTAGTAATCACCCGTGGCGAGCCCCTGCGCGGCGATAGATACGCCCTGCAGGTGCTTGAAGGCAGGCGAGAAGGAAACTAGCAAGCCGCCACCTGGGACGGCGATATCGTTTCCTGCGACAACGCGATCCGGCATGTCGACGGTGACGTCTATGCCTTCAACGATTGGCGTGATGTCCGCCTGGCTGCTCTCAAGACGCGCCCTAAAGCGATAGGCCCGAGCGGACACGTCTCCCGTTACGAGATCTGAATAGTCGGACCACGCCGGTGAACCACTTGGATCATCATTGGTTGTCGATATCTCGACGCCAACGTTCCACTTGCTGCCGATGTCACCGAAGAAATCGACGCGCCCAAAGACATCACTTAAGGCGAAGAAGTCATCGCTAGACCATTGACCGTGTGCGTCAATCTTCGCTGTGACGCGAGACGTGTACACATCCGACAGGTCGATGATGTCAGCGAAGTAGTAGTAGCCAACTGGCAGATACCCATCCGAAGACAGGAAGAAGTCAGCCGGGTCGAAGACATCACTTAAGGCGAAGAAGTCCGTCGCCCCCTCCAAGCGGAGCGCCGCACCATCAAAGAACGTGCCGTCCTTCACGCCGGAGAACGGCGCTTCTTCTTCCAGCGCCTCCACAGCATTGAATGCAGTCAGGCCGTCGATCGTATTGACGATGATTGCCGGGTTTAGCGACTGCAGGCCGGAATAGCTCACCGCCTTGATGAGATAGGTTCCACGCAACGGCGGCACCTGTGCCTGCGCACCCATAACCGGCGAGCGCAGCAGCGTTGCCGATTGCCACGTCACGAAGGCGGATGGTGCTGGCGAGTAGCGTATTTCGTAGTGCGAGACGCCAGTCTCTTCCGCAATCTGTTCCCATTGCAGCGTCGCCAAGTCGCCAGTTACTGCGATAGCGAAGCCTGTCACGTCGGCCGGAGCCGTTGCGAAGATACTCGCGTTAACGACTTCATTCAGCCATCCGGATAGAAGGCCGTTGTCAAAGATCGCGCGAATTCTGACGTTATAGGCGCCAGGATCTAGCCCACGGAGTTCCGCCTCTGGAGCCGACACCGTAACGGACGGCGACCAGTTGCCAGTGGCTTTGACGGCATGCTGCACAATGTAGCCAGTGACCTTGCCGATATCCGGCGCCGCCCACGACAGGCGAAGGACAGAGGTCGGTGGCGTGGTTGTCCATATAGCCTCGACTGCCGAGAACGCAGTCGGAGTGTACGAACGATAGTCCACCAACGGCGGAATGCCGGTTTCGAAGTCCGGAATCGTTCCCTTATCCGCCTGAAGAATGGCTGGCGCATCGTCAACCAGTTCAAGCTTTGCCGACAGATCAGCCTGCGGCGTGATGCTCTTGACGCGCAACACGACGCTCTCCATGCCGTTCTCGCCGAACTGGGCCAGATCTCCGACCGAGGGCAACGCACCAGTGTCAGAGAACGTGAAGTCCGTGAACTCGCCGTCTATGCCGTCGACGGTGCGAACAAGCGATGAGCCATCTGCCAACCTGAAGCGCAGCGAGTAGGTCTTGCCAGCCTCCATCGACATGGTGTCGTCGAGCGTCACCCCGCCAGCCGACACTGCCTTCACACGAGCCGCCCCGAGGCCCCACAGCACCACATCATGGTTGACGCGCACCCTGTCGCCTCTGGTGCAAACCAGGTGCTCAAAGTCGGTCGTCAACGAATAGTTTTCGCGCTGAAGACGAAGCTGCGCGATGTGGTATCGGCCGTGGCGATAGATCAGTTTCGGATCAGTAACGCCGGGGAAGTCGATCCCCTCGAACTTCGTGGCATTCGCCGCGGAGTAGCCATCGTCGTAAACAACACGCTCGTCGTTGAGGTAGTTGTTGTCACGATTGATGAAGTTGACACGGAAGCCATGTGGCAAGTCCGCATAGGCGCGCGTCGACGAGAAACCGGACGAGTTGCGTGGCGTGAAGTGCTGAACAATGTCCGATCCCTCAACGTCCCATACAACGCCCCACTTGCCATCGCGGAACGATACGGAAGCGCGGCCAGCAGCAGCAATTTGCGTGAGGCGGTCGTAGACAGATACCTGATCCGTCGCCACAAGATCGAAAGTGAACCCTTGCGCCTTGCAGTACTCGTGCCAGTCCTGAATGCTCTCCAGATCGATCGAGGCGTCAGCCGCCGGCCGAGCATTTGCGTTGCCCTGTAGAACCTGTCGGAAGTGATCAGCCGGGTTACGGGTGACCTGATTTGCCACCCAGGACGTGCCGTTCCAAGACCTGATCAGCGGTCTCGCGATGCAGTTAAGCTGGTTGACCGTGCCGTTAAGTTCATTCGTCGCCTTGATGCGTAGCGCGATCAGTGTCAGCGGCTTATCGAACTTGATGACTGATTCATTTCGCCGGCCGCGAACTGCGGTCCAGTATGCAGTCTCCGAAACGGTGTCATCGCCAACGTAGTCCGGCGACTGCTTCCGAAGCCTAATGTCATACTGGCCGCGAGGGACGGTCTTTGATACGGAGCGCCTGATTGCCTGCGCTGAAGCGGCGTTAATGTCCACCGCCCCGAACGGGTTCCATATGTTGGCGCCGGCTACGGAGTATTGAGCCTCCAATAGGACGGGGTAGTTGACGCGGTTTCCGTTTGATTTCTGATAGCGATAGACGCCATTTGGAAAACTGACATCGACCGATATTTCATCGACATTCTCCGCCGTGGTGCGCTGTACCCAGCTGCTCGCGTAGTCGAGAAGGACGCTGACCGATTCCTCGTATACCGGCTTGGTGTAAAGCGTCGGCGACTGCGTAAGGTGGTTGCTGATGATCTCGTAGGTGGCGCCTTCATACGTGCTGATAGAAGTTTCAGCGATCTTGAGATCAGTGATCGAAACCGGCCCGTAGCCAGCGCAGAACAGCATCCGAAGATACTGATCGTCGCCCACGATTTCGGTGTAGGATCCGGCCGCATAGGGCGGGGAGATGCGATGTGTGCCGAAGATTTCAGGCACGGCATTGTACTGTGCGGCTTCATTCTGCGCACCGCCGATCGAGTAAAGTGTCTTGGTATTGTCGGCGGCTTGTTGCTGCGGCTTTGCTACCGGAAACAGCGCATTAATTGCCAATGAGCCGGCAATGGTGATCCCAGCCGCAATCAGGCCGGTAACTGCGGTGCCGACGGCTGTACCGGCTAAGGCGGCTGGAAGCAGATATGGCGCAAAGATCGCAGCGGCGATTGCGATTACAGCGCCGAGGATGCTGCGCAGGGCGCCCTTTCCGGGGACCTTTACAATCGAGATTGTCGCGCCGGACTTGACGCGGACGCGAGCCCAGTTGCGGAACTCGATCGAATGACCATTGATCGTGACGTAGAGCCGGCTGGGCTCGACTTCGCAGACATCCAGGATCTCAGCGATCGACAAACCAGCAGGAACCCGCAGATGCTCGCGTTGCTGGCGAAGCGGAGAACGACGCAGGTAAACATCCACGTCATCTCCCGGTGCAAACAATTCCGCGCGTCGATCTTCTACGATTGCGAGCATTCATTGAGCCTGTAAAATCCAGAAATTCGGTTCCGCCAGCGCATGTCGCTGATGCGGTCTATGACCGAAGGGTGCGGACCTTCGCTATGGAGCATGCGGCCTTGGCCGAGGTAGACGCCGACGTGGCTATCGTGCCTCCCTGCCCGCATGAGCACGCAATCTCCAGCCTGTGGCGTCTCAACCTGATGCCAGCGCCGTTCGCGTTCCTCGCCGATCAGCGGCGCGATGCCGCAGCGATTGAACTCCCGCGCCTCCATCTCCGAGGAGTAGGCAGGCACCGGAGTGCCAAGCACGTCGCGGTAATAGAGGAACAGAATGCCCCAGCAGTCAGCTCCTTTATATTCGCGCCCGTGGGGCACGTAAGGAATACCGATGAATTTCTCCATCAGAACAGACCCGGGAAACTGCCAGGCGTGAACAGCTGGGCCGGGTGCGGCTCGTTGATGAGCGCGTCCGCCACCAGTGTCGCAGAGATCTTACTGTCATCCATGGTGACATCCGAAAGCTGAAGTGCCGGTATCTGGATTTCCACGCTGTTGAGGTCGGACGCTAGAATAAGTTCGACCATCACGTTTGCAGGCGTAGCAATGCTTCGGAGAAGCGTGACGAGGCTGCGATCCGTGTTGTCCATGCTGAGCTGAACACGTGGCGGGCTGTCGCTCTTGTCGTCAGGCAATGTGAACTCGAAGGGCAGATAAAGGTATTCGTTGCTTCTGCTGATCGTACCGTACACAAGCGGATCGTCAGAGAGACGCGTTGTCGGATCACTTGACAGGTAGATAGGCCCACCAATGTCTTCGTGCGTCACCGTCAGGAGGCAAATAACGACCTCTTCCGATTCCTGCGAATAGAGCCCAGCTAGGAAGCCGGGAGATAGGTTGCGGCTCATACGGTCTCCCAGATCATGGAAGGACTTCGAGCGCCAGCGACACATACCACTGGGCACCCACGCGGCTGGCCTTATAGGATGAAGTCATCCGAACAAGGTTATTCGCACCCAGGAGCTGCGCCGGGAAGCTGAACGCCTTAGCGCCGTCGAGAATGTCGTTCTCGACGAATGATAGGAAAGTGCGAAACTGAGCTGCACTCATCACCATCTGGCCGCTCTGTTTCCAGACGTTCGCGGTAGTGCGCCGCCTGGTCTTTGCAGGCCCTACGGAGGTTTCAGAGCGCAGCACATTGTCTGCGCCCTCTTCGTCGTAGGAGGTCGTCGTAAAGTATTGCGGTAAGCTTTCCGGCCAGATGGGAACAGTCATCGTCTTGCCAGCCCCCCCTTCAGCCCGAATTGCGACTGCATTGCTCCACGCGAGCGGGAGCCAGGCGTCGACATCTTATCAGCCACCATTTCATCAACCAGGACGTCGATCTGCGTGCCGCCGGCCGTTTGCTTCGACTGCTGCTTGATCTGTGCTGACGAGTTGTTCTGGATATTCACCACAACACCTCCGCCAGCTGGCCTCTTGCCGCCGAGTGCCGGCAGGCTTGGTGCGCCGACGAGACCGCCATTGGCATATCCCTGTAGGCGCCGCAGGTTGCTAACGCCGATGCGCTTCGTGCTCTCCGCGTCCATGACGTACTCGCCCTTGTGGACGATACCGGCTGGCTCATACTTGCCGCCGTTACCGGTATAGCCGCCGTCCGACCAGAGTCCTGGTGAGGCAGTCGACGCGTTGAAGCTACTGCCGCCACTCAAGAGACCACTGAGGAAGCCGCCTCCGCTATTACCGCCGAAGAGCCCATCGAACGCAGCGTTAAGCGCCATGTCGATCAGCTTCTCTGTCACCTTGTCGAGAGCGTTCGCCAACGCTTCCGTGGCGGACTTGCCTTCGCGAAGATCCGAGATGAAGCCGCCGACAACGTCGCGACCGAGGTCACGAAACTCTTCGGCAGACTTGCGCAGCCGCTCCTGCGAAGTCTTCATGACCTCACTTGCGGATGACGCCTTGGCATAATTTTCAGCGAGAGCGTCAATACTAGCTGCCAATTCCGGCGTGACTGCCAGGCCAGCCTTTTGCGCCTCTGACAGCAACTGCTGTTGGATCTTCGCCTTTTCGACTGCATAGCCGTAGTCATTCACAAGCGGGTTGAGACGAGCTTGTGCCGCGTAGGCGGCATTCATCACGTCAATACGCTTCTGGATCTCGGCTACGTCGCCCTGAAATAGTTCGGACGGCGTTTTCTTGTTGCTGGACACAATGCCCGCATCAGAGAGCGAGATACCAGTGCCAGACAGGTAGTTCTGGGCCTCTTCCTTACGACGGCTTGGGTTTGCCGTTAGGTTGGCGATTGCTTGCGCAACCTTCGCCGGGCCGCCCCCATCCTGAATGGCTTTGACGATCGCATCCGGCAGCGAACCGTAATTGTAAGCGATCGACGTTAGCGCGGCCTTTTGGCCTTCCGACAGGCTCTTCCACGTCTCAATCCCGATCGCATTTTGAATTCCGTCTTGGAACTCAAGGATGCGCCGAGAGAGATCGCGTTGCGCCTCATCCAGCGTGACGACGGTGTCTTTCGTGACCTTCTCAATCACGCCATTGGCGCGCGTCGCGGTATCGCTACCGAAGCCCACTCGGAACGCGTTTACGTCCCACTTGGCATTGGTGATGAACCCCTCGAAAGAACGGATCAGCTTCGCCGCGGCAGACTTGCCTACCTCGTCGAGTTGCGCCTCGTTGAAATCGAAGTTGCTCGCCTCCATAGAGTTCATGAAACGGCCACCGCCTGAATAGAGCGGTGACAGCGTGCCAAGCGGCGACTTGTTGATTTGGTCCTGCAGGGTGGTCAGGTTCTTGGCGTACTCCCCGACTTGCGAAAGCGCCTGCTCCATCGCCGGGATGAGTTCACTTCTAATCTTGCCGGCAATCGAGCTAATGGCGCCACCGCCCTGGTTGCCGAGGCCCAATGCAGAGGCAGTCAAAGCCGCAAAGGTAGCCTTCGCCTGCTCACCAGTCAGATAGACATCCTTCAGGCGCTTCTGCGTGCCCTCCACAGCCTCTTGGAGTGGAAGGGATTCGTTCGCCGAAAGGCGCAGCTGTTTCGCAAGCTCCCTGATGTTCTCAGGGATACCTTTCATGCCCTCGATCTTCTCCATCTCCAGTGACAGGCCACGGAAATCCGGGACCTCTTTGTTCAAGAGTTGGATGGCGTTGGTCATATCTGAAAGAGCCGCGGTGCCGCCAGTATTGCTCAGACCCCGCAGGCCGCTAACGATTTGCCCCTTTAGATCGGCCCCTGCGGATTCAATAGCCTTCTGGAGGCTACCGAATTCGTCGCGAAGCTTCTGCAGTTCGATCTTGTTTACAGAATCCGAGTAACCATCGACCGCCTTCTTTGCGATGCCCCAAGCTTCGTCAAACGACTTGATGAGTTCGGCGTGAGCCTTCAGAAGCTTTTCGGCGTCCGGAACATCACCCTTCAAGGTCGAAAAATACTGCACTGCCGCGCCTGCCAAGCCGATAAGCGCGAACGACGCAAGTGATACGGGATTGGCCATCTGAGCAAATGCGCCACCGATCGTCTTCACAACGCTTCCGAGACCGCCCCCGGTGCTGCTCAGCGCTTGCGCCACCTGGCTGCCCTGCTGGGCCATGACCGTAAATGGCGACGCGCCTCCCGCCAAAGAGGTTGCGATATCGTTGAGCTGGAAAGAAAGGTTGGAAATCGCGGCGCGCTGTGCGCCAATCGACGCTTCCACCTTCTTGCCGCCGTTCTGGAAGCTTTTGCCGACGTTGTCGTTAGCCTGCGTGAAGCGATCCTCGGTCTGCTTTGCGGCGCGCTCCGCAGCCTTGGCAATGGCGGCGAGCTGCTTCTCGCTCTGCTTCTGCGTAAACTCGATCGAAACGAGCAAGCGTGCCAGATCTTCAGCTGTCGCAGCCATCTTTAAAACCCTTCGATTCCAAACTTGACCAAGTCATCGTCGCTCATGGGCGGGGCCGGATCTTCTTCGGCCTGGTTTGCTTTCCGGTAGCCTTCGACACAGCAGGCGAACTCCCACAACGTCATGTCGTCGACATCTCGCGGTGGAAAACCGATGGCAGCGCCCGTGGCATAATAGGCGGACCACTTGGTCCGTCCGTTGGGAAGCGGGTTCGGATCGGCTACTCCGTCCCCGCTTTTGCCTCCCCCGGCTGATCATCCATTTCCCACATGATGAAGCGCCGCATGATATCGGCGGCAGTCACTGCCAGCGCATAGGGGCTGGCCACATCAAGAGCCGATTCAATGACTTTCTGAGCGGCCCGCTCATCCATCCCGCCACCGATCAACCCAAGCCGGATCGGCTGGATAACGTCGTCAATTTTGAACTGTGACGACAACAGTCGCATCATGACGACAGCGCAGCCAGCATCGCTGCGCTGCTCGATCGCACGCAGCTCGCCAATGCCGAGGCGGAAAGAATGCTCTCCGCCTGGCCACGTCACCTCTTCAGCGCCACGCATCAGGCTTTTGCCGTCCGGGTCGGGATGCCGTCGAACTGGACTTCGATCTCGGCGGTAACCTTCGTGCCGCGTTCCGCCTGGTTGTTAATCGAGACGAGGTAGGCATTGCCGGTTTCGTACTCGGTATCGCCAACAGCGGCATTGACGTGCTGAACGCGAACACTTTTCGTCGCGCCGGAATACCACCAGTCGAGCATGGTTTCGTGCGCCTGAGCAGCCCAGACACCTGAGCCGGAAATCGTGACTTCCTGCGACTGGACAGCGCGCTCTACGGCGGCCGGCAGGGATTCGTCGTCGCAGTCCGGAACTTCGGACGTCGACATGTTGCTCTGGCGATTGATGCCGCGAGAGGTAAGGCCGCAGAGGCGGGAATAAACACCGCTGCCTGAGGCCGTTTCGACCTCAAGGACAAGCTGATGAAAGTTCGCAGTAGTGGCGCGCGTCATGGGATGCTCCGTGAAAATGCCGCTGACGAGCGGCTATGGTTGGCGGGATATGGTTGATCGCCGGTTCGGCGGCTTCACCTTCGTCGCTCGACAGATCGAGACGGCGTAGTCGACAAAGTCATGCGGAAAGCTCTGCGGCTCTTTCTTAGGCTTAGCGTTGAAGCTGAACTTCGAACGAGGCCGGCTCCAATTGACTTCGAGATGAACAATCATCCAGGCCATGATCTCACCGCTCATTCTTCAGGCTCTTCAATGCTGGCCGTGACGCTCACCACGCCGTGTGTCGTCAGCCCGTCCCGATCTGTGAAGACGCGACGGAAGTCGACGCGGATCTCAGCGAGCGCGTTGTCCGTCATCGTCAGTTCCTGCTCATGCAATGCCCGGAAAACCAGATCGACGATGGCCTTCGCTTCGACTTGGCCAACCTCTTTACTCCAGACATCGATCTGGAAAGTGTGCGCGCCGCTGATCGAGCAATCGGCGCTGTCGTCCACCACATCAGATGGCCCGAAACTGATGTACGCATTCTTCGTCCCATAAGGCGAAGGTGGCACCCGATCATAGACGCCGCCGACGACCGCCATGATTTCTGGCGTCGCTCGCAGCGTGTCATAGAGCAGCTTTTGAAGTTCTACCGAAGGCCCCATTCACGGCTCCTAAACTTAAACGTCTGCCGAGGTCGGCGGCCCCTGAAACTTCATCGCGGCTTTCGTCTGCCGCTTAATGCGCGACTGGATGCGTTTCTTCAGCGATCGATAGGCCGGAAAGAAAAATGGGTGCGCTGGCTGATTAGGGATTTTCGCCCCTTCGAACTTGCCGCCGGCAGTATGCGCTTCGGTGCCAAACTCCACCCACATCGCGTAAAATGCTTCTTTGCTGCCCGCGTAGACGGTGATTTTCAGTCCACGGCTGTCGGCGTTTGATTGTGTGATAACCTTGGCGCCCTCCGGGGCATCGCCCCATGTCCAGCCGATGCTGTCTCGAAGCGCTCCGCTGTCGACCGGCACCAGGCGCTTCATCATGTCGACGAGTTCTTGCGCGCCTTTTTCCATGGCAGCAGCTGCAGCTGTTTCGAGGCGCTTGGGTATCGCCTCGAACCTTTTCCGCATGTCCGATACACCACGGACCATGTTACGGGCTCGCGACGCCTGAATACTGCGGATCGACGTTAAGCACGCTTGTGGACGCCGCGAGGCCGATCAGCGTGTAATAGTCGCCGCCGGTGATATCTGCGACCGGACAAAGCTTTCCGGGCGTATCCGACAGGTAATACGCGGTGCCAGCGGTGAGCACCGCTCCAACCGTAACCGGTCCCTCGGTCAAGACCGAGATCGGCTGATTGGCCGCTGCGCTATTGAGGGCGACACCCAGATTTGCCGTCTGGCCTCGCGCCTCTGCCGCAGCAGCATCGCTGTCTGCAAGCTGCCATTTGCCGGTCGTCGTGGCGTCGAGATAGACGATGTCGCCGGCCGCAATGGCCGCCCCGGCAACGCCTGTTCTTTTCTGTGAACCATTGCCAGCAACTACCGCGCTGGCTGTGATGGAAATATCCGCCATTGTCCTAAGCCTTTATCTTGGTTGGTGAGGGAATGCGTTAAGCCGCCACGCCGCTCTCGATCATAATGTCGAGGAACTGGCGGTCATCGGTGGGCGCGATCGAACGCACCGCGTAGATTGGCCCTTCCCAATACTGATCGGCGCCAGTGCCTTGCCATGCACCGTTCCGAACATCTCGCATGCGCCAGTCTGGAGTTATGAGCAGCGTGTTACTGTCGCGGCGCACGCGAACGACAATCGGCTGCCTTCCCTCGAGTCGAGAAGCGATCACGGTCTCGCCACCGCGCATGTAGGTGAACCCCGCGCGACGCTGAAATTGCTCGACGAACTTCTCTTGCTCGTTGCCAAAGCCGTCCGGCTGCATCGCGCGCTGGTCGAAAGCAACCCGCTCGAAAAGTATTCCAGCACCGCGCCTGTCCATCATCATACTCTCAGCCAACGATACGGGTCGATCAAAAGCCGGCTTGATCGCGGCAAGCCGTCCAATCCGGATCGGTCTTCAAAAAGAGCTGAGACATACATCAGCGCCGCCGTCTTGAAGACGTTCTCCCGGCCAATGGGGACCAAGGATATGTTGCAATATTGAAGAACAGCGGTCTCCGCTGCATCCATGTAGATCTGTATGGTCGCGTCGTCGTCGCTGTTGTCGACGCGCAGGTGCTCCTTGACTTCCGCCAAAGTATAAAGCGGTCCGGTGGTCAGGACGACGACGTTTCCCATGACAATGGTCCTTACTTTGCGGGCAGATCAGCAGCCTTGATTGCGGTAATTATTTCGGCCCTCAACTTCGCATCGGCGAGATTGATTCCCTTGTCAGCCGCATAGGTTTTCAACTCGTCGACCGTTAGCTTTTCCAGATCAGCGGAACCGCTCTCACCGCTGTCAGACTTAGCCTTGTCGAGTTCGGCTTTGATCTTCTGCAATTCGACATCTGCGCTCTTGCGCGCATTCGAGACATCCGCACGGATATTCTCGATTTCGATTTCGGCTGCCTGCCGTGCGGCAGTCACTTCCGCATGGATGGCCGCGATCCGATCGTTCGCGAGACTGCGCTGTTCCGTGTAGGTCTCGTCAGCAAGCTGAAAACCGGCATCGTCGCTAGATGAAGAGCTGGCATCGCCGTCTATCTCTTCTGCCCAGCCGTTACCGACGGCAACGGTAGCCAAGTCACCAGAGATGATCTCACCGACGAGGATGGCGCGGGTCTTCGGGTTGCCATCGGTGCAACCCGGAAATTGCTTTGTTACCTGTGCGCGCATAGCGGCATCTCCTTTTCGTTTCGTGGGGGGTATCCAGATGAGCGCCTTAAATGGCGCCCATCCTACCGCGCTACGCCTGGTCGGCCTGCGGATTCCCGAAGCCGTCGCCGAGAATGGCGGTAGCCGCAATCGGCGTGCCTGTGCCATGCGTGCCGGAGAAATCAGCCAGCAGCTTCAGGTATCGCTTGCCGCCCTTGTAACCAAAGCGGGAGACGGTGGCGGCCGCCTGCGCACTGGTTAGAGATTTGATGATACCGCCGGTACCGACGCTGGAGACGCCAAGGATGTCAGAAACATCGACCGCGCTGTAGGTCACGTTGTCGTCGGACTCAGTGAGCTTGAACTCGATTTTGTTCGTCGTATCGAATGTAATCCCACCGATACCGATGGCGAGAACGATTTCACAGGACTCGTAGCCCTGCAGGTCGATTGCGCTGGGAGTATTGTCGGCCGCAAGAACGACAGCGCCGATCACGCTTACCAACGTGATATGAGAATGAAGGTCTTTCATCTGGAAAATCCTCGAAAGGTGAAGAAGGGAAGGCGGACGACAAGCGTCCGCCAATGCGAGCTATTCAGACAGACCGGCAATCAGCTCGTGGCGCACTTCAGGAGCTTGATAGCTTCGAAGTTTGCGACGCCGCCGCCCACACGCTTGGTAGTGTAGAAGTGGATCTTCGGCTTGTTCGTGTAAGGGTCACGCAGAACGCGAATACCAGTACGATCGAGGATCAGGTAGCCACGCTTCCAGTTGCCGAATGCGACGGGGAAGGCATTGGCGCCAACAGCCGGCATGTTGTCGTCGGTATAGGCTGGCTTGCCGAGGATGGTGGCAATCTCAGCCGCGGCGGTCGGAGCCTCCCAGATGTAGTTCCCGTCGCCGTCCTTGAACTTGCGGGCCTTGCCCATCGTCTGGTCGTTCATGAGCCAGGCCGCACCGTTGCGCATGCCGGTCTTGAGCGAATAGTATAGATCGATGAACGCATCGATCGGGGCGGTTACTGCGAAATCGGCGGCAGCTCCCGTTGGGATGTACCCGATCTTCTCCCATGCCCAGTTGGCATTGGCGACCGTGCTGTAGCTCAGGAAACCACGTGGCTTCTTGACCCCGTCACCCGTCGCAAACGCGGCTCCTTCCAGTTCAGAGAATGTCTGCTGAACTTCATCGGCAAGCCAGGCGGCGATATCGATGATGCCATCGTCAAGCATCTTCTGCGTCGTTGCCGGGTTCGCGAACATTTCCATAACCGTGAAGACCAGCTCACGAAGTTTGGGCGTATTCGTCTCCGGGCGCGCGTCTTCTTCGCCGACCCATCCTGCTCCGGCACCACCCATGCTGATGAACTTGTTGTAGGTGCCAGCTCCAATCGGCATGACCGTGGCGAGTTGACGCATCACAGAGGCGAGACCGAGAACACGGTCAATCGTTGCCTCAGTCTGCTTCGGCACCAGGAACCCACCGTCAGGATCGGATTGCGTGGTCAAGGACGCCTGCACTTCGAGATCCGACAGGTTGTTATCGACGCCCTTCCGGAACCACTTGTCGAAGGCGTTCGCATGCTCCTTCTTTGCGCCGGTATTTTCGTCATCGTCACCAGCGCCGCCAATTTTCAGTGCTGCAATCATAGCGTTGCAGTCGTCGAGCGCCTTCGTGAGGTTGGTGATTTCATCGTTGATACGATTCACCTGCTCGGTCTGGACGACGTCGGCGAATTTGGCCTTGATGCCTTTCAGTTCTTCCGTGTGAGCCGCCTTGAAGGCTTCGACAGTGCGCTTAAGCTCTTCGAAGATTTCCGTCTGACCGCCTGCATCGCCGCGGACAAGACCGACAATGCCACGCGCACGGCTGTTGAGAGGCGGCATGATCGTCATTGCCATCGATGCACCGAGCGCATGAGGATCGCTTAGCGCATGAAGCACTGGTGCGATTGCCTCGCTAAAGAGATGAGTAATTACGAACGTGGCCGCCAGCGCGAGGCAAAGCAGGCCACCAATCAGATGACGTTTCGTCATGGTGATATAGTCCTTATATCTTGAAGGTGTTGATCAACTGCTGAAGCGCAGCATTCGGGACGCCTGCATCGCGCGCGGCTTTATGACGGCTTGCATCTCGCGGGGCCGTGTTCACACCGATTTCATCAAGGATCTCGGAGCGCTTGTCTCTTGTGAAGCCTGCCTTCGCCAAGGCAGCTTCAGTCCGGCGGCGAGCCATCAACCGCCGGTCCATGTTCTTGGTGTCCCCATCGCCAGCGCTTAGGCTATCATCGATGACGTCGGCGAAACCGTTCTTCACGGCCTCGGATGGGCCCATGAACGTTTCCGCATCCATGAGCGCCACGATGTCTTTCCGCTTAGCCCCAGTTCTAGCTCCGTAGATATCGGCGATGGCGCTATCGAATCCTTCGAAAAGCGAACTAGCCTCCGCGAGGTCGTGACGATTTCCGATCACTACTCCCCACGCGTTATGAACCATCATGAAGGTGCCAACGCCCATCCGGATTTCATCACCGGCCATGGCAATAATGGACGCTGCCGACGCGGCCCACCCAAGTACCTCGATCGTCACCTTGGCCTTATGAGCGCGAAGCATGTTGTAGATGGCAATTCCCTCGAAGAGATCGCCACCAGGCGAATTGATCTGGATGCGCACATCCTTGTCGCCGATCGCGCGAAGGGCCGCCGATATCCGCTTTGCCGTCACCCCGGTACCGGACCAGTAGTCCTCTCCAATAACGTCAAACATGGTGATCGTGTCAGAATCGCTTCCGTCCGCCGCCAATGGACGTTCAGCCCAAAGCGCCATGACATCAGAAGGAGCATCCCACTGAAAATTTTGCGGACGAGCAAAAGTGCGCGCCTCAGGCAGCGTTCGGAGGCTCATTAGCCGGTTCCTCTTCGGTGGTTTTGGTGTCGACGTTGATCAGCGGGTTTTCGTAGACGTCGCCGCCGTCAACCGGATTCATGTCTTCGAGCTCGCGTACGTCATTTGCCGACAGAACCTTCATCTGCCTGCCTTTCATGTACGCATCCCAGCGAGTCTTGATATCGCCTCGGACGAGCGCGGCCCTGTTGAACCGGGCGTAGAGATCACTGGTCTCATCGGCGATGAGATCGCGGAAGATTGTTTCTTCCCACGTCGTGAGGTGATCCTCTAACGTGTAGGCGACAAAGCCGTTGGACTTCTGCTCGAGGCCGGTTCCCCAGTTGGAGTCGCTCCCGGTGTTGTCGCCAATCATCGTGGGCGGCACGCCGAAGAACATGGCAATCTCGGCGCGGGTGAATTTCCGGCTCTCGATCCACTGGGCATCGGCGGACGTCATTGCGACCCGCTCGAATTTCATGCCCTCTTCGAGGATCATCGCCTTGCCGTCACGCTCACCGCTGGCACGGAACTCGTCGAGGCTGGCCTTGAGGTTCTCGAATTCCTTGTCACCAAGCTTGCCGGGATGGGTGAGGACCCCAGAAACACGCGCCCCATTGCGAAACATAGTGGCGCCGTGCTCGGTCATTACTAGCGCTTCGCCAATAGCTTCCCGTGCATATGTCAGCACCGAGACACCGTGAACACCATCGAAGGTCAGCCCTACCAGGTGAAAGACTTCGGACTGAACCAAGGTGACCTGGCGGCCAGCCAGGGTCGTATACGTATAGGTCAGCGACAAATCGTCGTTTTGCTTGCACCGAACCCTGTCAGGATGGATCGGAATGATTTCCTTCACATCCCTAGACCGGTTCACCGATCGGACAATCAGGCCATAGGCATTTCCGCGGAGCAGCAGATGGGCCTGCATCATGCGACGGAACTGCGAAGGCGTCTGCCAGCGGTTCGGTTTGCGCCGAAGCAGCCGCCACAACGGCGTATCGGACGCGTCCTCACGAGTACGAGCATTCGTGCGGCGCTTGACATCGAGCGGAAGGGTCGCAACAGCTCCAGCAATCAGCCTTACGCAGGCATAAACCGCCGCCGAACGCATCGCTGTTTCGCTGTTTACCGTAGCGCCAGAAGCACTCACATTGCCATTTCGAAGCGCCTCCTCAAGCTGGTCTGATGTGACGATGACGGTTCCGCCGCCCGCTGGCTGATATCCAGAGTTAGATGCGGCCGGTTTAGCCTCGCGGCCACCAAACCATTTTGACCAGATTGACATTTAGAGCCCTCAGGCGATCCGCAGACCGCGTGTCTCGTAAACTGAGCGGCCAGCCGCCTCAGGGTTGAGGAACATCAGCATCGCCGCATTGAAGAGAGCCATCAGAAGGTCAATCTTCGCGGCACCAGATACTTCTTTCGTGACAACGTAGTTGCTGCCTTTTAGCGTCTGCTTCGCATTGCCCACCGACCAAGCCATGATCGGTTGATCGCCGTGCAAGAACCGCCCATCTTCAAGTTTCAGGGGGACAGAGGAGATCGCTGTTTGCAGCTTCCATCCCTGCATGACGGCCTGGACGAGCGGCTGTTCAAGATCTTCATCCTCCAGTGCATCGAGAAGCAGTGCGATGCCGGCGCTGTCTAGCCCGATCCCATTCTGCTCAGGCAGCTTGCCGCTGTCCGCGACTTTGCGGCAGATGAGAGCCGCGGATGCGGCCTGCTCTTCGCCAGAGGATGCGATGATCAGATCGTTTGCTTCTTCGAACTCCCGCAAGCGCGGCGCGATGCTCTTTCGCTGCTCGAACACGGTCTTTCTGGCCCAGGCTTTCCCCCACCCGAGCCAGCGCTTGGTGTGGTGTTCTCTGCCAATGATGTAGAGAGCAGCCAGATCGTCGGCACCGCCCCAGTCGATACCTATGGTGCAGACCTCAGATCTGTCCAACAGAACGTCGAGATCGGTCAGGGAGCTATCGACGCAAGCTGACCAGTGCAGGGCGCCGGACCAGCCATCGCCGCCAAGTCCAACGCCGATCTCGATATTTAGGTGTTGGCTGGCCCAGATCTGCTCGGTCTCCTTGTTGACCTTGCCATTGTTCTCATAGTCGTCGACCAGCGCTTGAGGATCGATCGACAAACCAAGATTAGGAAGGACATGCTTCCAGTTCTTTGGGTTCCGCCAGTAGTCCTGGTCGACTTGCTGCTCGCGCGGAAATTCATAAAGGACCGGAAGCATGATGGGCGAGGCGCCGCCCTTTCCGTCCCTGATTGCTCGGGCCTTGTCTAGTTCCGTGCGCCATATCCCTGCTGGAGCCTCGTCCGACTGCGTCGTGATCATCATGACCTGACCACGTTGCTTGGTGATTCCGCCTCCCCGGATCTGCTGCATGACGCGAGCAGCCTTCGACACCTTCCCCAGCTCGTGCACTTCGTCGATGATCGTCAGAATGGGAATTTCGCCGGTCACGATCGACGTGTCGAAGGACTTCACGTCAAGCTGCGTTCCAGTCTTGCGCCGCGTGATGCACTTGAGATGCTCCTGCACCTTGAAGATTTCGCTGAGCTTCTGATCGTTCTGGATCATTAGCTGCGCCTGTCCAAAACACCGCTCGGAAATATTCTGACTCGGCGCAACTATCAGCATTTGCCGGTTGGGAGCTTCCTCCATGAAAAGAGCCGTAAGACCGAGCGCGGCAACGTAGGTCGTCTTCGAGTTCTTCTTCGGGACCAGGCATAGCAGCTCCCAAACGAGGCGCTGCCTGGTATCGGGATCTTCGCTGGCAAGAAACGCACAAAGGATATCGCGAAACCAGTCGCCGCAAGCTTCCGCCAGCGTGGGGTTGCCGGGTACGTCCGGCAATCGCAGTCGGTTGAAGAATGCCAGCGCCTTCGCTGCCTTCTCCTTGTTGAGCGGCACATCTGGCATTGGCGTCTGCCCCGCCTGAATTCGCTCCCACCAATCGGGACATGCGAAGCGGGGAAGATCCTCAGTGATGTGCATTCTGTGACGCTTCTCTTTCCAGTTCGGCCATCAGATCGGCGTCGGCATCGAGAGCGCGGCGCTCGTCGATCACCTTCTTGCCAATGCGCTCCTGTGGCTCGGCCTTCTCCTGCTTCTTGCTCTCGGAAGCCAACTCGCGTTCGATCTCCATCCGATCGTTCCGCTCCATCAGTTTTCCGAACTCCCTGAGTGCTCCGACGTTTCCACCCTTGGCCAGTTCCCAGGCGAGGTCGAGCCGTGCCCCTTCGAGCCGGTCACGCGCCAGATCGCGGGAGCGGAGCTGCTGAAAATAATTCTTCCGCAAAGTCGGCTGCGTGATGCCAAGGGCGTTTGCAATCCTAGCGTTGCTCCAGCCCATCGCCAGTAAGAGCATGACTTTGTTGCGGTTTTTCTCCGTCGCGAGATGGGGCGGTCTTCCGCGCTTGCCCCAACCCTCTGGGATAGGGTCGCCGAGGAGGTCAAAACTTGTACTCACGAGAAAAAAATCTCCGAATGAGAGGGGCGCGGGTCCGGGCCGAAGGGGTCTTCCAGACTCTCGACCCACCCCCCCGGCGGGGAAGGTCAGGCCTCGCCGGCCTCCGCTTCGTCATTCATGCGGACTTTGATCCCGCTCTTGTCATCGCGGCTGTTGACGTCTGCCTGTTCGACCCGAAAGGCGAGCCCGATGATCGTGATCTTCAGTTCCGAGCGATACGCTCCTGACTGCTGAGACACCTCGAAGCCAGTCACACCAGGGATACGCTTTCCATCTAGCAGAACTCGCATCCTGCCATCTTCGTAATGGCGAACTACGAGCCTTGCTTCACTTGGCTTAGGGATTGCCATCTCACCAGCCGGGCCGAGCCCGCTCCTGCTTCTGCTTCTCGCTGTCGTGGTAAGCCTTGCTCACCGTCTGCAAGTTGTTCACATCCCAGAACAGCCGCTCATCACCGCGATGCGGGATCTTGTGGTCAACCACTGGGCTGTTGTCGGCGGGGTGCTTGCCGATGCAGAGAACACCGGTCTGCTGACAGGTGTAGAGGTCACGCCTCAGCACGTCCTCTCTCAGCTTCCGCCATCTGTTGCTCTTGTACCAGGCGCGCCACGGTTGACTCTGGTCACGCTCACGACTGCGCTGCGCTTCCGCTTCTTGTCGTGTCGATGGCGATATTGGAGAGAGGCGAGAGCCAAGCGTCTTTAGCCGTGGCTTCAGAGATGTGAGCTTGCCCATACCTCTATGAACGCAGAAGGCGACCACTAAGGCCGCCCTCGCATTCTATTCCACTGGAGTGAAGTCGACGTAGTATTGCTTGCCGATCACCAGCTGCGCAGCGGCAGCAGGATTGTCGATATTGTATTCGGCAAACCCACTCGGCGTTGCTTTCGAGAACGAAAGGTCCTCAGCTACCGCCTTGTCATAGGTGCAGCGGAAGATTGCCTTCGATCCACCCCATGCATTCGCATAGACGTTCTCTCCAGCGTCATCTTTGCGATCTCCTGATCTAGGATTTCATGAGCCCAGCACGACAGCTCATATCCCTTGAACGAAAAAGGCGACCACCAAGGGTCGCCTCAATCGCAGATCGCCGCATCTCATAGCTGTAGCACTGGCCTTGAATCGGTGGCCTCATCGTCGAGGCAGTCAAGGCGGGGTCTGACCGGTAAGCAACCCTGAAGCCTTCGCTTCATTCGCCGATGATCGAGCCATCGACTGTTTGGGCCCACGCTGGGATCTCAGATCGTCCGAGGCGATTTGTAGTCAGATTTTTTCGATCTGCGCAAGATCCAGTTCCACCGGCGTCTTGCGTCCGAAAATCTCAACCTCGACCTTCGCGAGGTACGCCTCGAAGTCGACAGAAACCACAACCGCGTGAAACGAAGCAAATGGTCCATCGCAGACACGGACGATCTCCTCAGGCAGGAAATCGACCTTCGGCTTGACCTTGTGATCGTATTTCCCCTGCTCGGCCATCGCCTTGAATCGAGCGATAGAATCCGCATCCGCCCGATAGGGCGTTTCCGCCCCGCCAACGACCTCGATCACGTCCTTAACGGACAGCAATCCAGCCATCGCAGCAGCCGATGAAACGCAATGGACGAGTACATAGCCGGTGATGACAGGCCTTTCCGGGACCATGCGAACCCGTCCACGTTTGACCGTCTTATAGGCGTTCGAGCGAACGACGAGACTTTCAACATCAGCCACGTCGAGCAGTTTTTCCACAGCGAACTCGCGGCCGGTCATCACGCGGAGGCAGTACCAATGGGATTTCACCTGCTCAGAAGCGGTGATTCGCGCGACGTTTGCCCTCGAAGCCATCGAAAGCATCGTTGCGTTGATTCGGCGCAGACTGACGATCTGCTCCAGCGCAGGCATCAGGCGGTTCATGTCGACCTTCTCGGCCATGGTGATTTTACGCTGCATGATCATTGTCCCTGCCCTCTCTCAGTGCCGTCTCAAATTCGCTCAGTGCCAGTTCGCAGGCCTCGTCCAGATCCTCGATTGCATCTGGCAGACGTGGGAACTGCATCCATTCCAGCCCCTCGGGAGCCGGCAACCATGGCCAGCAACGCCGATGGTGCAGGCGCTGCCAAGATTGCCAGACTTCACCGCCTACCTTCACCTTGTCGAAGCTCTGGCCGATCGCCACGATTCGAGCGGGGACGCTGAAGCGCTTGCGCTGCATCGTCGTGTCAATGAGCTTGGAGGCCTCGGGCCATCCCTGTTTTTCGCGCTTGTCGCGCCAAATCAGGTCGCGCTTCTCCGGCTTGTCATCGATAATCTTCTGCTCGATCGGATTGAGCGTCAGGCAACGCTCAGGCTTCAGCAGCTCAGCCAGCAGTAGTGCACGCCCCGCCCTCGAATACGCTGTGTAGGGCTCTGGAGCGTTGGCCGAAGCCGTGGAGCCGGTTCTTTCGCCCAATCGCTCCCAGGCGCGCTCCGAAAGATAGGTCGCTGCTGCTTTCGAGAACTTCCGGCCTGCAGCCTTTGCCGCGGCGAGGTAATCGGCAGTGCGTTCCTCACAGGCCTTCCGCTGGTCTGGCGTCAGATCCAGCCAGGCGCGTCGCGTCGTGGCTTCCGTGTCGGTTGCATAAGTTGGCCATGTCGACCACCACTTCCGGAATCGCTTTTCCAGCGCCTTGGGATTTTCTTCCCCTTCATCATCGCGATCGCGCTCTCTCTCTTCTTCGTTAGAATTGGAAGTTAGAGAACTGTCGTTAATAGGTGCCGGTCCAGAACCGGCAGGGGGTGCCGCCTCAGGACCGGCAGGGGGTGCCGGTATACCGGCAGGGGGCGCCCCAACGGAGCGCTCGGAAATAGGACCGAATTCCTCTTCGTCGTCCGCGTCCCATGCACCAAATGCATTGCTGGAAACCGCGCGATCGAGGATGACGCGATACCAATGCGCGCTGTCGCGACCGTCCGCACTGTCGACTTTGCGCTTTTCGACCGCGCCGATGTCGGCGAGACGGTTGAGGGAGTCCTGCACAGTCGAACGCCCACAGCCGAGCTGCTCGGCCATCTTGACCTGGCTGCGCCGGCACCAGCCTTCCTTGTTGGTATGAGTGCCCAGAAGGCAAAGAACCTTGAGGTCGCTGCCCTTCAATCGGCTGTCTGTGACGATCCACGCCGGGATGATCGAAAAACGCGGGTTGCTCATTCCGCCGCCTCCACGAACTCGTAGCGGCCGTTGCACTCTGCCAGCAGGGTGATCATCTTCTTGGGCACGCTGTTGCCGACCAAGTGGCCCAACTCCCTTTTGCTCGGCTTGCGCTTCACCCGCTTGCCGCGCTCGTCAGTGAACTCGATGACGTGATCGAAACTCGTAGGGTCGAAGCCATGCGCCGCTGCACCCTCCAGCGGGTCAAGCATCCGCATGCAGATATCCGTGATGACCATCGTCTGGCCGTTGACCTCGACCGTGACCAGCCCATGCCGCGCCAAACCTGTCAGCGCCCGTAGCGGATCGTCGGCACGCCCGCCTTCCGAGCCACTGCCGTAGTAAGCCTGAAGGAACGGCATGATCAGCATCTCGTGCCCGCCGCCGCAGGTTTGTGTTGGCAACGGATGGCAGATATCCTGCCCATCCTTGTCGTTGCCACGCAACCGCGTCAGCGCCGCCGTCACGACGCCCTGCTGCGGATTGACGGTAAGTGTTGCCATCGGCTCTGTCGCGCCCCTGCCGGGGTGCACACCACCCTCGCGCCGGATGTCATTGTTGTGCTGCGCAAGAAAAGCCGCGACGACTGCTACGCCGGCGCCGCCGGCCGTCAGGGTGTGCAGCGGCTCGTCAGCCGCCCCGAACGGCTTTTGTGCATTCCGCATCGTCGACAGGTGTGCCGAGACCAGGACAGAATCCGCCTTCGTCGTTACGGCTTGAATCGGTTCCTCTACCGATCGTTCAACGCTCTGCCCCATTCGCCCGCCGACGCCCGCAATGGACGGCACCACGAGCGCCAGCTCGCCACCCTTCGCAGTCGTCAACGTGTTGAGCGGCAGCGCGGAGGAGCGCGAGGTGTTGGTCCCCTTTGTGTGCGTGATCGGGACGATGAACGGATGCTTCGCGTTGACGACATAGCGCATTACCCCGCGCGCTATCCGCCGCAAGGTTGCCGGCGCAAGCGGCTTCTTGCGATCGAAGATAGATTTAACAGGAAGCGACCAGTCTATAATCGTATCCGCTCCGACCCACGGCTTGAGCTTAAGCGCCTTTGCCTTGTCCCGCGGCGCGTGGGTGCGATCTGGCCAATAGATCGGCCCGCCGTCAGACCTGGCTACGCCAAAAAAGCGCTTGCGAATGGTCGGAATGCCGTAGTCGGCACAGACAAGAATTCTGTCCTCGAAACTGTAGCCGAGGCCATGCATGTGTTTCAGCCAGGCGCGCCAGATCCTGCCCTTGTGCTTAGGGTCAGGTATCAACCATTGATCCTGCACGGGGATGCGCTCTCCTTCCGCAGCGATCGAGCCGTCCCGACGCATCGCCCTGCCCGTTTTCTTGTCGCGCTTGCATATCAGCGGGCCCCAAGTCTTGATTTCCCGCACGTTCTCCATGGTGATGACTTCAGGACGCACCGTACCGGCCCATCGCGGAATGACCCACGCAAGCGACCGGCGCCGCTTGCTGACCGGCTTCGAGCCCTTGGCGACAGAGAAATGAGTGCAGTCCGGTGAGGCATGCAGGATACGAACGCCGCGGCCGCGCGTCGCCTCGACCGGATCGACCTCGAACACGTCGCAGCGCAGGTGTCGCGTATGCGGGTGCCGTTTCTCGTGCATGGCGATCGCCAGCGGATCGTGGTTGACCGCAAGATGCACATGAAATCCGGCATCCTCTAGCCCATCACATCCGCCGCCCATGCCGGCGAAGAGAACCACGGTCATGCGGTTGTCGAGCCCGAAGCTCCTCGGAATTGGAATCGAATTCATTCAGCCCCCGTGGCGCCCGCCCGCGCCGCTATGTTCAGATCGATTTGGGTTAGGTTCAGCGCGAAAATGCGCGTCTGCGGCAGCGCCCCGTCCGGCAGCCGCACAGAGTTCACGGCCGCGAGCCGTGCATCGAGATAGGCGACGCCAGCGCCAAAGCCGGCCGCCTGAAGCACCTTGCGGATGTCCATATGGTCGCGAAACACCACGCCGTCAGGCACGCGCGTCAGCCACTCCGCCCGCTCGGCATGCGTCAGCAGGTCCGACAGGATGTCGACCAGGGGAAGCATTCCGCTCACGAAGCCTCGCTTCCCGCCGGTGGCAGATAGTCCTTCCAGTCGACACGGATCAGCCTGGAACCGCTGCGGCCATAAGTGCCATCCTCTTGCAGCTCCCACACGAACCACGCGGTGTTCATGCGGCTGGAGGACTCCGGCCCATCCCAGCCATCGCGGTGCATCATCGGCAGGCGACGGGTGAAGACGTAGATCCGCACCGGCGCGTTTTCGTCCATTGCGAAATTTCGGTCCTCGTCGTCGAAGCCGCAGACAAAGTTGAGGTTGAGCAGCAGCGCCATCTTGCGCGGCTTGTGGACGCGCAGCGCATGCGCCACGTAGGCGTTCAGCACCTGCCCGTAAGGCGGGTTGGTGACGATGTCGTAGCTGCTCGCGCCTTCCGGGTCGCCTTCCGTCGTCAGGAAGTCGACCTGCCTTTGCACCTCCCCGAAGCTGTCCGCCGTCCCGTAGTCGACGAGATCGGACAACACGACGCCATAGCTTGCCGCCTCCAGCATGCGCGCGATGGCGCCCTTTCCACAGGACGGCTCCCACACGGTCGCGGTGAAGGTTTCAAGCGCGAGCAGCGTGTGCATCGCCTCCGGTGGCGTTTCGTAGAGATTTTGGCCCCGCTCTTCCTTCGTCGCCGTCGCGGTTCCGACCGCCGCCCTGAGGTTGGCACGCGATGGCTCGAGTCCTGCCGCGACACGAGCCTGAATGGCCCGCTCGACGAGGCCGGGCGCTTTCCGCTCGGCATCGGCCAGCTTGCGCGCCTCGTGAATTTCCTTGCGGGTCAGCCCCGCCTCCTCCGCCGTAAAAGAGTTCTCGTCTGGAACGCTTTTCGGGCGACCCTTGAGGGTCTTTCCATCGGCGACGGCGCGATCCCATTCTTGCGCGAGCAGGATCTTGGCGCGCGCCTCGATCAGCAAGGCCTCTGCTTGCAGCCGCCGCGCCTTCTGCACCAGCCGATCCTTGGCGCCGACGCGCGCCGCGAATTGCGCTCCCGCTTTCGCCTGGTCATACGCGGCAGACGCCAGCAACCTCGCCGCCATGGCGTCGCCCTCGTCGAGAAGCATGCGCGCTCGATCGACAACCTGAACAAGGCCGGACGCGTCGGCATTTACGATCGAAATGACAGCGTTCGCGTGGGCTTCCGGCGTATCGTCGTGCTCGCCGAGCTCGTCGAGCAGAGCAACGTATTCCCGCGCCTTGTCAGTCGGGTAATAGCGCGTGCCGAGCTTCGGATCTCGCGACAGGAGCTGACGGCCGTTCAGTCTGTTTGCGGACAACACGTCTCGGGGTTCCGGACAATCAATCACGCCATCCACAACAGCTCGCCGCAGCATCTCGTTTGACTTGTCGCTCAGCTTCATCACTCGCACCTCATCAGGAGGTCGAGAAAGGCGCCCCCCTTTTCGGTAATGGTGACGAAGTGCGGATCGTCGCTAAGGCGGACGAGATAGCCACCGTCAATCGCTGAGACGGCGCCGCGCAGATCGCGATCCAGCGAAAGCGGATACGCCCGGCTGTTCTGCCGGGCGTGGAGCCTTACGCGGTACAAGAGGCGGCGACCCAATCTGCCGAGGCCGGGTTCCATCGCCGTCATTCCCCGACCACCTTCAATTCGGCCTTCGAGCCCCCGGCCGCCTTGATGACGGCAAGCGCCTGCCGGAACGGAGGGAGCGCCCCCTCGATTGCGGCCGCCTCGCGATCCATGCCATGCGCCTCGGCGGGGGTGACGAGACCATCAGCCATTGCCGTCGCCCCAGCGGACATGAGCGCAGCCGCCTTCTGCATCACGTCGGAATACGACGTGAGCACGTTTACATTGGCATTGTATGTGCTCTCCGGGTCCGTCAGTCGGCGGCCGCTCAGTTCCGCCATGGCCTGTGTCACGACGGGGATGCCGCACTCGCATTCCAGCGCGTAGACCACCGACAGCGGCATCAGATCCGTGTCGCGCGCATTGTTCATTCGGCCGATGTGACTGGGCGATACCGAAGAGATTTCGGCTGCGCGATCGATCCCGCCGACCAGCTTGATAAGATCGCGCTGGGCGGCCTTGACGCGGTGAAACCATGCTTCCGAAGACATGACGAAATCCTTTCCCGCGCCGGGAATTCCGTGCGGTTTTTCCCGTAGTGGGAACTGGTCGAAAATGTGAGTTTCAGGCCGTCAGCAGATCACGGAGGTCCGCATGCCTGGAAACATCGAAGAGAAAGCGCGCCGGAAAGCGGAAGTCGTGCAGTCCGGCGCGAGGTGGCGCGGCGGTGAAGACCGCGCAGGGAACAACGAGAAATCATGCGGCCTCCTTCGTCCGCTCTGGACGAGGCAGGGGACCTGCATCCGGCCAGGCAACACCGTCTGGCCAATTGTCGGAGAACCACTGGAGAGCACGCTCAAACGTGCCGGTCGCAAGGTCGCCACCGTTGACAATGTCGTCGAGCTTGGCGCCGCGGTTGAAGACGATGGTCGACATGCGCTTCCGCCCGATGCCAGAGGCTACGGCGTAGGCATCAGCCAGAGTGATAATTTGCTCTCGTAGGGTCATGGTGGCAAAATGCGGTCAAATGGCCGCATCTGTCAAGATCAAATAACCGCTTTCCAATGTTCGTACTGCGGCTGATAATCCGCACATGGAGAAATCTGTGACAGACATCCTCAAAGATATCATTGCCGAGCAAGGGCTTACGTGGGAGGCAGCAGCCCTCAAGAGCGGCTTGGAGCGGAGCTATTTTCGCAAGTTGTTCGAGCGAGGCGGCGCCTCCCCGCGCGGTCAGACTCTGAAGAAAATCGCGGACGGCCTCGGCGTTCCGATGACAGTCTTGCTTGGTGAGTCTAACGATGCTCGCGCCATCACTGTCGTCCCAACCGTAAAAACCGACGTGCGCCCCGCAGCTGCCCACTTGCCACTGCCGATGGAAATGGCGAAAGATGTGCCGGTCATGGGGACCGCTGCAGGGTCGCATCTTAGAGGTGCATTTCAGCTGTCATCCGAGCCGGTTGACTACGTGAGGCGCCCGCATACGTTGATGAACGCTCGTAATGTCTATTCTCTTTACGTCGAGGGAACCTCGATGGAACCGCAGTTTCAGCCTGGCGATCTCATCTATGTGCATCCGGACAAGCCGCCGCGCTTTGGCGATGCGGTGGTAATCCAGGTCCAGCTCGGCGACAGCGAAGCGATGGAAGCCACAATCGGTATTCTGAGCAAGCGCGCGACCGAGATGGTCACCATCCGCAAGCATAATCCGAGCGCCGAAATCGACATTCCGCGATCGACGATCGTCGCGATTCACAAGGTGCTTTCGGTCAACGAACTGTACGGCGTTTAGCCTCATTAAACCCTATTGACGAACGCAAAAGAGCGGCGAATCACTTCGCCGCTCTTTCAATTTTTGCCTCGCCTTTTCAGACACATCCGCATCAATGCGGTTAAATAGCCGCACACATCGTTGACAGCGGGCATTTGTCCGCATTATTGTCCGCTCAGTCCGGTCTACTCCTCCTCCCAAGATCCGGGCCGCCCAAACGGGGCGCGCCGCTGCTCCCTCCTCCTCCCGGAGCAGCGGCGAAACCGGGAGGCGAAGGAGAGCAACCGTGCAGACACACACCACCTACCCCGCAGCGATCGCCCGCAACATCGCCAACGAAATGGCAGACCTCGCGCTTGAGCGCGGCGAAGGGCTGACGCGCAAAGACTTCCGGGATCTCGGCTATACCGACGCGCAGATCGACGCCTACAGCCAGCAGGCTGCGCAGATCCATTCCCGCCGCGCCGTGCGCCGCGTCGCCTGAAACCTTCCGGTTTCGGTCACCGCTCCGACCAGGAACGGAGCGGGTTCCCAAACGGAAGCGAAAGGGCTCCTACCATGCAGACAATTCGGACAGTTCGTCCGGTAGCAATGGCGCTGCCGGAACCGGGATCGCTTTTCCTGCGTGTGACGCGGATGCCTGTTAAGCATCAGCGCCGCGCCGAGTTCGCGTTGCTGTTCATCCTCGCGGTCGTCATGCCGATCGTGGCCATTCTGCAGGTGCCGGCATGACACCTACTACGGCTATCCTTGCTGGATTTGGCGCCGCCTTCTGCGCTGGTATTCTGTTCGGCACCGCCTTGCTTATCAGCAAACTTCCGAAGGCCGTCCGCCGCTTTGTGGAATGGCGTCGCCTGCGCTCTCTGCGCGTCGACGACACGTGGGACAATTCGCCCTGGAGGGACATGTGATGACCATCGTCACGTTCCCCCTTCCGGAGGGCGCGACGCGCCTGCGCATCGTGCAGACGGAAATCCAGCGCGAGATGCGAGACTATCAGCTCGACCACCTCGTTGAGGCGGCCGACGCCTTTGCCGTCGTCACCTCCGAACTCACCAACGCCGCGCGTCGCCTGATGTGCGGCGATAACCTCATGAATTCCGACGCCGCGATCTGCGGCGAAACGCTCCATTCCGCGCTCCTCGGCCTCAAGCCGCTGATCGAGCTGGCAGGCTCCAGCAACGAAAACCGCGAGCTTTATCACCTCATCGAGGCGCGCATTCGAGCCTACGAGGAGGGACCACATGCAGGCTGAATCCCATAAATCCTATCAGCAGCGTGTCGACCAGTGGATGCATTCCACGTTCGACGCAAACGTCGCCAACGATGTGCCGGAACGGGCGCATCGATTTGTCGAGGAGGCGCTGGAATTGGCGCAGGCAACCGGCTGCACGGCAGACGACGCGCACAAGCTCGTCGACTACGTCTTCGGCCGCCCCGTAGGAAATCCGCGCGCCGAAGTCGGTGGCACGATGTTGACCCTCACCACACTCGCGACGGCGATCCAGTGCCCACTTATGATCGCCGCAGAGGACGAGCTCGAACGCGTTAGCGCGCCGGCAATGGTCGCCAAGCTTCGGGCCAAGCATGCCAGCAAGAAGGCTGGGCAACCTCTGCCGGGCACGGCAACGAGCGCAACGGACAAGGACGTCGAGATTGCCGAACTGGAAGAGCGAGCGCGCTTCCTGCGAAAGCGCATGAGCGAGCTACGCATAGACTTCCCGGAGGCCTACGATCGCCGTTCCGACGAATTGGAGCAGGTCGAAGCCAGGCTGCAGGAGCTGCGCGCCAATGGCTGATAACACTAAGATCGAGTGGACCGACGCCACATGGAACCCGATCACCGGCTGCAGCGTCGTCTCGCCTGGCTGTACAAACTGCTACGCCATGAAGCTCGCCGGAACGCGGCTCAAGCACCATCCGAGCCGTGAAAGGCTGACGAAGGACACGAAGGCTGGCCCGGTCTGGACCGGCGAAGTGCGCTTCAATGCCGAATGGCTTGACCAACCTCTCCGCTGGAAGCGTCCGCGCATGATCTTCGTCTGCGCCCACGGCGATCTCTTCGCCGAAGGCGTGCCGGACGAATGGATCGACCAGGTCTTTGCCGTCATGGCCCTGTCCCCGCAACATGTCTTCCAGGTGCTGACGAAGCGGCCAGAGCGGATGCGGGAGTATTTCGCGGGCAGGCGGTCCAACTTCGGACGCGCATCCGACGTCCTGCATGAGCAGATTTCTCACGGATTTGACGAAGATCATCAACAGGACGCCGTGGACAGACTGGACCTTTTCGACAGCATGGGTAAGCCGCTTGCCAATGTATGGCTCGGCGTGTCGGTCGAAGATCAGAGGCGCGCCGACGAACGCATTCCGCTCTTGCTCGACACGCCGGCGGCAATCCGCTGGATCAGCGCCGAGCCGCTGCTCGGCTACATCGACCTAGGCCAACTTCAAACGGACCTCCCCACCAACGCTTGGCTTACTTGGTTAGATTCCCTCGATTGGGTTGTGGCAGGCGGTGAAAGCGGAGCGGGCGCCAGACCGATGCACCCGCATTGGGCTTACGCTCTCCGCGACCAATGCGCCGCGGCTGGCGTCCCGTTCCACTTCAAGCAGTGGGGAAACTGGGCAATCGCCAGCCACGAGAACGGCCATTTCGAAAGCAGCATGGTCACCAACGATGCGGTCTGGCTCGACATCGACGGGCGGCAGGCGAAACCCAGCTGCAACGGCATGAGTGAACCGATCGGCATGTTCCGCGTGCCGAAATCCCGTTCCGGCCGCCTTCTGTCGGGCCAGCAGCACGACGAATTTCCACCTCTTCCCCTCCCAGCACATTTTCAGGAGTAGTCCCATGGCCGTCAAACTGCCGAACGCAGCCATCCTCAAGTCACACCTGGAAGCTGGCTTGGACAAGGCCCAGATCGCCGCGCGCTACGGCGTACACCGTGACACTGTTCGCACGACCCTGATCCGCTTCGGTATCGACCACCTCGACAAGGCGCCCCGCCAGTCGGCGTCCCGCCGTATTACCCGTCACTCGGTGCGCGAGAGTGTCACGGTCCAGGCCGATCGCGTGGTCCTTATCCGCGAAATGATCGCCGGAGAAAATGGCGGCACGGCGCTACGCTGCCTTTCCCTACCGCGCATCTCGATGCATGTGGCCGCCCTGCAGGAGCGCGGGCTGTGACGGAAAGCCAGACCTATCATCGCGTCCTCACCGACCATCAGGGCGAGGTGGCCGACGCCATCATTGCCGTGCTGACCGGCGTCGAAGTTTCCGACGCGCTTCCTGCCATCTGCTCGCTGCTAGCCGCAACCATCAACAGCCATGCGCCGACGCACGCAGATGCGTACACGGTCGCGGAAGGGTTCGGTGAACAGCTGCTTGACCTCGTCGAGATGGGACGGCGCGGCCAACTGAGGATGGCGCCCTGATGGCGACGCCCGAGGAAAAAGAGCGCCTGATACAGGTCCGAAGCCGACACGAGACTGCCTCGCAGGAATGGCGGATGTATGCCGATGGCGAGCAGACGCATGTTTCCGTGCCGGCGATGGACGGCGAAGGGTTCGATCGCATCGCGACCTTCAGCGAACTTTCGGGCGGCCCTGACCGGATCTTCATCTTCAACGCACATGCCGATATCGGATTCTTGCTGCACCTGCTCGGCCGCTGCGCCGCCGAGGTGCGCGAGCTGCGCCGGCAATTGCCGAGGCCAAAGGACTATGCCGCCGAGTGCGCCATGAAATGCGGCGACCGACTTTTCCGACAGTTTCTCATCGAGCGGCACGAGCTGCAGGACGCAGGCGACATCGAGCGCGTGAAAACCCGCGTCCGCTCGATCCTCGCCATCCAGTCGATGAAGGAACTGAGCGCGGATCAGGCAGCGGCCAGCCGCTGGCGCAAGTTCGTCGATGCGTTCGAAAGCTGGAGGAAGGCGCAGCGAACAGAAACGAGAGGACGAGCCTAATGGCTGAGAGGCAGAAAAATATAAGCCGAGAACTACTCGGAAGGATAATCGACGAGGTTTTTGACGGCGCAATCGAAGATGCTTCGGTGATCGAAGAAGTTTATGCGGCGATCAAAAGGCACGAGGCCCCATCACCCCTGCCACGTGTGGTTGGGATCGAGCTGAACGGCGTGGCCGAGCAATTGGCCGATGGCGCTGGCGCCTGGCGTTCTTGTTCCGGATGCCACAACCTCAATGAAGGTCACCCAACCGGCGAATGGAGCGACGTGCTCAAGTGCCATCTTGGCATGGGTTGCTTTGAGTGCGGCGGCATAGGCGCGGTCTGGGATAACACCGATTATTCCGACTACGGCCGCGAGCAGCCCGCCGATCAAATGGCGGGCGTGGTCGGCGCCATCGTCGCCGAGCGCTACCGCCAGATCGCCAAGGGCTATGACGATGCCCACGATGATAAGCATCGCGGCGGCGAAATCATCTGGGCGGAATGGGGCGTCATTGCTCGCCTCAATGACGCGATGAATACTAGTGCCGGAAGCGTCGAGCACTACAAGCGCCTTCTAACGCAGGCGGCGGCGCAGATCGTTGCAGAAATCAAGCGCGTTGATCGAGCCGCTGCAATGTCGGAGGGCGGTAACAATGGCTGACCGCGCCTATCTCGAACGCCTCGCGCGTGAATTGACCGACAAGGGCCAGCTGATCGAAGCTGGATGGGTCAGCCTGCGGATCGCCGCTGTCCCGCTCGACGCCTCTCCAACGCAGTTGGAAGAGATGCGAAACGCCTTCTTTGCCGGCGCGCAACACCTGTTCGCCAGCATCATGACGATCCTCGAACCTGATGCCGAGCCGACCGAAAAGGATCTCGATCGCATGTCGCTGATCGACGCCGAACTGCGCGCGTTCATCCAAGTCTTTGAACTCAAGCACTTTCCAGCGAAGGGGCGAGCATGACCAGCACAGCGATGTTTCATAAGCCGACCCTGAAAGAGCGGCTGCTGCGCAAGGCCGGCTTCCGCTACCACCTTGGCGACGAGCCTGAAGGTATTGAGCAGCTTAAGGGATGGATGCGAACTGACATCCGCCTCGACTTCAGCCTCGCCGACCGACTGCGCCTCCTGCTGACGGGCAGGCTTTTCGTCGCGTCGATCGTACACACCGACACTCCTTCCGCTTCGGTCTGCAAGAGCCGTGTCGATTGGCGGATCTTCGCGCCGGGAGAGCGCTCATGATTGACTATTCGAAGGTCAAGCCGGGCGACAAGCTCAAGATCGTTGGCATGGGCGCTCCGGGTTTCGCGAAGCTCGGAGACATCGTCGAGGTAGTGTCGACGGATGGTCGCCAGCGTTGCGACGTCAAGCGAGACGATGGCGCAACCGCCTACTTCGCACTGACTTGCGGTGCCCAGCGGCTGGAACCGGTCACCCCCGCTCCCATTGAGGCGGAGCAGCCACGAGGCGCTGAGTTATTCGCTCCCGAGGGCGTACGAGATCCACTCCCGCAGGATCAAAGCCGCTGCGCCCATGAAGGCGATGATGGGGCGCGAATGAGCAGACGCGACGCGATCCGCGAAAAGATCATGGCTCGGGTCCGCATCGATGATGCGACGGGCTGCTGGATATGGACCGGCCCAACTTCTGGAACGGAAGGTCGCGGCGCTGGATACCCCCGTATGAGCTTGGGAGGACAGACCGTAGCGGTTCACATCGTCATGTGGACCAATGAACACGGCTACGTCCCCGGAAAAAAGGAGTTGGACCACGCATGCCGCAATCGCCTTTGCGTTCGGCCGGAGCCTCGACACGTCGAGATGGTGACCCGGAAGGAAAATGCCCGCCGTCGCGAGCAGGCCAAGCGTGGCATGATTGGTCACAATGGAGGCCCGGCCTTCAGTTGCGAGGAAGCTAGATGAGCGCCGCCGTGCACGAAATTCGCGATGACGATCCGGTCACCCTTGAAGAAGCATGCAAATTGTTCTTCCGTGGTCGCCTGACGAAATCCGCCCTGCGCACCGAGCACAGGAAAGGCAATCTGGAATTCATCCGGATCGCCAACAAGGACTTCGTCACTCACAACGGAGTGAAAAGGATGATGGAAAAATGCCGCAAAAGCGAAAGCCACCAAGGCTCTATCTCAGATCGGACGGCGGACGGAAAGTCTGGATCATCAGGGACGGTGAAACAAATATCCGCACAGGATGCCTTGAGGATCAAGCTGCAGAAGCAGGTCAAAAGCTCCAGGAATACCTCGCGTCCAAATACGAGCCAGAGCGCGGAGGTCGTGCGTCTGAAGTGACGATCGGCGACGTGCTGAACGTCTACTACGACGAGAAGGCGGACGATTCATCGCGGCCAGTGGAGACCAAGGCCCGGATTGGGCGCCTGAACGAGTTCTTCGGCGAAATGACAGTCGGCGAGATCAGGGGCAAGGTCTGCCGGGAATTCGCCGACGAGCGCGGGACCGACTCCGGCGCCCGCCGGGATCTCGAAGTGCTTCGAGCCGCGGTCAATTATTACCACGGCGAATACACGCTCGACGTCGTGCCGAAGATCACCCTGCCGGACAAATGCCTACCGCGCGAGCGCTGGCTGACCAGGCAGGAAGTCGCCGCGATGATCCGCGCGGCCAGAGGGCACAGACCCGAAGGCCTCAAGCAGTGCAAGCACATTGTTCGGTTGCTGCTGATCGGCGTCTACACCGGAACGAGGTTGGGCGCGATGCTCAGCCTGCAGTGGATGCCGAACACCTCGGGCGGATGGGTCGATCTCGAAAAAGGCATCCTCTATCGGAAGGCCCAGGGCGAGCGCGTGGCGCACAACAAGCGCAAGACGCCCGTCAAGATCCCGCCGCGGCTGCTGACGCTGCTGCGCTACTGGCACGAGGCAGACAAGAAGATCGACAAGAAGACACCCTGCCTTCATGTCATCAACTACTACGGCGCCAAGGTCATCAAGCCGCACAAGGCGTTCCGCGCCGTGCGCGCGGAAGCCGGGCTTGGTGAAGACGTCACGCCGCACATCCTTCGACACACCCGTGCGACATGGCTGGCGAATGCAGGCGTGGACGTACAGGAAGCTGCATCTTCGCTCGGGATCACCACGGATGAATTCGAGCGGACGTACCTGCACAACGACCCGCAATTCCAGCAGAAAGCGGCAAATGCGTATTGAAGCTGTGCGGAAACTGTGCGGCCCTGTTAGGGCCTATCGCACTTCTCGGGCCAAGTGATTGAAAAAGCTGGTCGGAGTGGAGTGATTCGAACACTCGACCCCCACGTCCCGAACGTGGTGCGCTACCAGACTGCGCTACACTCCGTGACCAGCGGCGCCTCTATAGACCGGCCCATCCCGTTGCGCAAGCACCAAAATTCAAAAGCCGGCGCATTTTTTCGAAGACGCAAGCCGGCGGCAGAAAGGCGCTTTCCGGAACAAAAAGCCACACTCACGGCAAATTTTGCAATTGCGAAGGCGGGCCGATTTTCTTTTGCCGGGTTCCACGCTAAAGCGCTCGGCGGGACAAGCGGAAACCGCTGCAGGCCAGTGATTCCCGCCGTTGAATGCGTGACAATTTCAGGGACGATAGAATGACACTCCGCACCTTTGCCGCGGCCGGGCTTGCCATTGCGCTTGCCGGTTGCACGACTATTCCGACTTCCGCCGATCCGATCTCCAGCCGCTGGGTGGGCCAATCGGCCGGCAAGTTCTTTGCCGCATTCGGCCCGCCGATCAACGATGTCGAGAACGGCTCCGGCGTCACCTACACCTGGAAGGGCGGCTACAAGACGGTTCGCGTCCCGGCGAAATACGCGGAAGGCGCCGACGGCAAGCGCGGCAAGCAGATCTCGCCCGCACGCACGCAGTACCTGCGCTGCCAAGCGGAAATCGTCACCAGCTCCGACTACACAATCCGCAGCATCCGCGTCGTCGGCGACATCCCGGGTGTAAACGGCCCCTCCTATTGCGCCGAATTCCTGGCGCCGGCGCAGCCCGCGCAGTGA